TGGAAAGGCAGCAGACGGGGACGGGTGGGAAGTCCAGTGTGAGGAGGCTGGGGTAGCGGGAAATCAGTATTTCGGGGCGATGATCCCAATCGATTATATTGACAGGCTGGAAACCGCAGAACTGACTGAACTTCTTATACCAGGCGAGGATGAAGAGGAAACGGAAGCCCTGCGGGAGCGGTATTTTGGAGCGTTTGAAGAAAAAGCTTTTGGCGGGAATGTAGCGGACTACATTGAAAAGACTAACAAAATCCCCGGAGTGGGGAAAACGAAGGTTACGCGGGTATGGAACGCCGATATTTCCCCTTCTGACATGATCCCCGGCGAGGCCGTCCAAACGTGGTACAAATCCATAATCGGGACACTGACCGGGGAAGTGGCGGCTTGGCTTTCGTCCGTCTATCTGGCAGCCATTGAAAAGAAACTGACAACGGGGGGAACGGTGCTTCTGACCGTCATTAATTCAGAATTCGGGACTGCTTCCGACACGTTGGTTAAGTCAGTGCAGGATGAAATTGATCCGGCTGATCATGCAGGTGACGGTTATGGGCTGGCCCCTATCGGCCATGTTGTAACAGTCAAGAGCGCAACGGGGATTGAAGTATATGTGAAAGCAAATATCACCTTTGAAGTGGGATTCGGATGGGATAATTTACAGCCTTTCGTAGATGAAGCCGTTTCAGGGTACCTTCTGGAACTTCGGAAACAGTGGGCTGATTTACCTTATCTTGTGGTACGTGTGTCACAGCTGGAAACCCGTATCTTGTCAATCGTTGGGGTAGTAGATATCCAGGATACTACGTTAAACGGAGAGCCTGGCAATCTAACTTTGGGGGCGTATGAGATCCCTATATATGGGGGTATTGATATATGGTTAGAGAAGTAGACCTTGTCTCATATTTGCCGCCTTTTTTGGCTGAATATGAGCAGACAAAGGCCACGTTAGAAGCAGAGAACCCTGAATTTGTTATTATGTGGAATGCTGCAGACCGGGTTTTGAGGAATGAGTTTATTGCTACGGCTGACGAATATGGAATTTTGAGATTTGAACGTATTTTGAAGATATATCCATCAAAGAAAGATACTCTTGAAAGCCGCCGTGCAAGGGTACAGGCCCGATGGTTCCGGTTTTTGCCATATACAGAAAAAATGCTCCTTAAAAGGTTAATTTCACTTTGTGGGGAGAACAACTTTATATTTACCAAAAAATATGAACAGTACAGGATTGAAATTGAAGTGTCCCTTGAACTGTTCGGGCAGGTGGAAGAACTGGAGAATCTCATCAATGAGATGGTTTCTTGCAACATGGTAGTTGCAATAAAAAATAAAATTATCATCGCGCATCAAAGCTCAATGATAATCGCAGGAGGGGCAAGTGCAGTAGAAACATTTTTAATTACAAATGACTTTAATGAACGGATACATGTAGAGAGAATGAATTCAGTCCGCTCAGGGGTAGTGGTGGAAGAGCATATAAAAGTGAGTGACGCAGAATAGGAGAAATGAGAAATGGCAGAATTTTCAAAATTGGTCATAACTGTAAGAGGGCAGGCGTTAATTGCGAAAATACTTACGGGAGAGGGTAATGTAGCATTTACCAAAGTTTCCTCATCCAGCGCAGTGTATACAATAGATCAGCTGGAAGCCTTGGAAGTGCTTGAGAATGTGAGGCAGACAAGTCTTGTTTCCAGAGTGACAAGGTCAAACGATGTTTCTGTCAAAATTGAGACAGCGTTTACGAATATGGGATTATCTGAAGGTTACTATATGCGTGTGCTGGGCTTATATGCTGTGGATCCGGATGACGGGGAAATACTTTATGCAATTACAACGGAAACTACCGGGAATTGTTATATGCCTCCGTATAATGGTGCCACCTCTTCCGGTATCTACATACAGTTTGTTACTGCTGTGGGGAATGCAGAAAATGTGTCTCTTGAAGTGAATCAGAGCGCAATAGCAACTATTAAAAATATTAAAGAATTGCAGGAAGAAATAGATGCGTTGAAAACCCAGACCGAGCATTTAACCCAAAACCAGATGACCATGGCCTATGAACCGGATGAAAAAATGCTGGTATTTTCCTACGGTACAGTATCCGGAGGGGAAGGTACCGGCAGCAGTGCGATCCCTGCCGCGTCAAAGACCTATCCCGGGGTTGTAAAAATAGGATCCGGGATTGACGTTGACAATGATGGGATGATCAGCGTTGATATAGCCAAAGCGGTCAGTAATGCCGCCGCGACGGACGCCGATACCTCGGCCATGCTTGCGGAAGTGCTTGGAAACTAAGGCCGGGAGAATGCGTAACAACGGATTTCCAAGCCGCCATGCTTGCAAATTATAGAAAACAAATCGGAGGAGGAAACGAAAATGGCATATGATGCAAACAAACCGACAATATTGAAGAATTTGAAAGATGTGGTATCAAGGATTAAAGATTTAATCCCGACAGCTGTATCCAGTCTGCAGAATGATGCGAAGTTCCAGACGGAATCGCAAGTCGCGTCTGCAATTCAGAGCGCAATAGCAGCCGAAAGGCACGCAAGCTTCAAGAAGGCGGATGCAGTACCTTCCCCAGATACGGCGAAGGAGAATGTGTTTTACCTAGTAATGAACAGCAAAACAAAGCATTATGATATCTACGCGCTGGTCAGCGGAAAAATGGAGCTGCTGGACGACACCACGGTTGACTTAAGCGGCTATGTGGAGAAGGAAGCCGATAAGGGCCTGTCTACCGAGGATTATACCACCGAAGATAAAGCGAAAGTAGCGAGGCTGGATTTTGCTACCGACGCAGAGGTAGCTGAAATGCTGAACGAGGTATTTTGAAACTAAAACAATATGCCCCTTCCTTTCCGTGTTTTTGGGTGCGTGAAAGGAATGGGCATATTACGTAAATTATGCTATTAATCGGGAGGTGGTCTATGTGGGAGTGATATCCCTTAAACAGCTCAATGACGCTTTACATAGAATGAAAGAAAAAGTGGACAGCATAAAATCAATCTCGTCGGTTAAGCAGACAACTACATCCACAGCTGACAGTGGGGAAATGTTGTCACAATCATGCTATCAGATGGCACGCCCTGTGAAGTGAAGGTGAGGAATGGGTCTAAAGGGAGCACTGGGGCCAGAGGTGCCCCAGGCGCCACCGGAGCGCCTGGGGCAAATGGTAAGGATGGAGCTGCAGGTAAAGACGGAGCTCGTGGAAGCCAGTGGTATAGCGGAACAGCGATTACAGGCACCAGCACAACAGCAATGGTGTTTTCAAGTAGCGGAATCGCGTCTGCTCTGGTTGGGGACTATTACCTGAACACATCTACTGGAAACGTATACCGGTGCACGACAACAGGAGCAGCATCCGCGGCAAAGTGGGTATATGCAGGGAGCATTAAGGGGGCGACTGGAGCCAAAGGAACAACTGGCGCGACTGGAGCGCCCGGAGCCGCAGGTAAAGACGGGGCCTGCAATATATCCTATGATGCAACTAATAAAATGATAATAATTTCGTAGAGGGAGAGGAAAAATGTCTATATTTAAAAAAGCTCAATTTAAGGATAAGAATACAAACCAGACTATGACTCTTGACGTTGGCGTAGATGGCAAGAATGTGGAGACAGGTGAAGATATAGTAAACAAGTTTTCAGCGGCGGGAACACGGGAAAATATTAAGTCAGGTGAAAAGCAATCGGTTTTGTTTGGTAAAATTATGAAATGGCTTGCCGATATGGGGGCGGCTGCATTTTATGGCGTTGCCAATAACCTGCTTACAACAGTAGCAGGTTATGTGTTGGATGCCCGGCAGGGGAAGATTTTACAGGATCAGATTGATCAACTAAACACGGGAATGTTGAAATTGCTGTGGGAAAATCCCGCTCCAGAATCCGATTTCAAAGCGCAAAATATTGCGCTATCAGACGGAAGTTATAATATGCTTCTGATTATTGCCTACATAGGTTCTAATATGTATACGCATCAGATTATACCGCGCTACAGTGGAACATGTTTGACCTATGTAAGTCCTTACTCAAACAGTGGCGGATATTCTATCAATTCAAGGCGTGTTCAATATGCATCTGGCAATACCTATTTTTTTTATGATGGACAGCAGACCAATGGAGATGCTGAAATTACTTATACGCAAACGATACCTCGTATGCTAGTACCGCATAAGATATATGGTTTTAATGCGCCTGACTGAATTTTCAGCCAGGTGCTCCGCTGAAAATGTTTATTTGATGTAAATTCTTAATGTTATCTGTAGTAAATTTCAAAAGTATGTCCTTTTGCACTTGTAACATCTGAAGCATTAAAATAAACATAAAAAGCAGAAATTGAAGAGGAAGAAACAGCGCATTGATATTTGATATCATAACCACTATCACCTCTACCTGCACCAAATTGAAAATTCATACTTCTGTTCGACACTATGGTATGAAAAATATTTAAAGGGCAAGTATATTGACGTCCTGAAGTGCGATAGGCTATAACCATAATTTCTTTCCAGGTTTCAGGTAAAGCTATTCCACTTCCGCCACATAGAACGCTGCCGATTAATTTCCATTCCAAATTGCTATTTGCGGCTCCTAAGCCCGTGTTTAGTTCACGGCGAGGGCGGGCGAATTGTAATTGCATAATGCTCCAGGCTATGGTATATTGTTCCCAAGGAGCAGTCGTGTTGCAGGGTGGGCTGATCTCTCATTTCTTGATAGAATGGGGGTGATGCCTATGAAGAATCAGAACAATGGGTTTGATTTTAAAGACTTATTGACCTTTGGTCTGTTCATTTTGGCGTTGCTTACATTCGTTTTTACGTTTTGTAAGTAGCACTACATAGAAAAACCACCCCTAAACTTTGACCGGTGACGGGGTGGATTTTTCTACTCATTAACTTGGTCAACCCACCTTGTGGGCGGCTGCTCCTTTTCTCATCCCCATAGTAGCACACTGGGGGATTATTTGCAAGGATTTTTGTGTGCTATTCTTGTCCTGGAGGTGGTTTTATGGATATCAGAACAAGCATAGTACAAAAAATAGTAATGGTACTAACAGGCAAGACGGAGGACAATATTATCAACCTGGTGCAGGATGCGCTCATCATGGAGCTGAACAGCTATGAAGTGACGGAGCGCTGTACAGAGGTAACGGTCAGGGACGACAGCGCGGAGGGGATCCTTAAGAAGTTTCTGGCTACTAAGCGTGTAGAGGGTATTGCAGACTCTACCCTACAGAGATATGCGGATATTAATGGAGCGCTGCTTAGGTATCTGGGAAAGCCGCTGGGGGAGATCACAACCTACGATATACGGTTTTATCTTTCTCTTCGGCGTCAAGTAGGACATGTAAGCAACCGCTCCCTGGATGGGATGAGGCGCTGCTATTCCAGCTTTTTTAGCTGGGCGGCGGCAGAAGGGCTGATTGACCGTAACCCCTGCGCGGCCCTGGCACAGATCAAGTGCCGGAAGACGGTCAAAAAGCCCTATAGTGCTATGGATATGGAGAAGCTACGCATGGCATGTGACAATATCCGGGATCTGTCGCTGCTGGATTTTTTATATTGTACCGGCTGCAGGGTATCCGAGGTAAGCCGGCTGGATATTGCCGATGTGGATTTTGAAACGTTGGAATGTGTTGTTTTGGGAAAGGGGAATAAAGAGAGGAAAGTATATCTGACAGATGTGGCTGCCATGCATCTGCGGGAGTATTTGGACAGCCGGAAGGATGAAGGGGAGGCTCTATTTGTAGGGAAAGGCGGGAGACGGCTGGGTAAGAACGGCATCGAGGCCTTGTTAAAGCGCATCGGGAAGGCGGCAGGCGTGGAGAATGTCCACCCACACCGATACCGGCGCACGCTTGCGACAAACCTTTTGGATCGCGGCATGAACATCCAGGATGTAGCGGCAATCCTTGGCCATGCTGACCTTAAGACGACACAGATATATTGCTTTATCAGCCAGGCGAATGTAAAAACTGCATACAGGAAATACGCGGCATAAGATATATAGGTCGTTTTCACTCCGGGGAGACCTCCGGAGCTTTTGGCGTGTGATAACGCTTCAGGGAGGGATTCAGGTACGAGCTAGGCTGGGAATTCATTAAACACGGGAATACAATGCGGGACAGGTGAGATAAGTACAGCCTCCGCAGGTTTGCATGAGTTATGGATAACATTTCCCAAAGCCTTTTCAGCGGTACCTCACGTTACTTTGGGGCTGGTTATCCCAAATAAAAACTTTGGAATGGCGTATATTGCCATTGAGCGTGGAAGCATATCTCAAACAGGGTTCAAGCTTATTCTGGAAACAGAATATCCGCTGGATGTATTTTATTACATTCATTGGATTGCAATGATATAGCTTTAAATACTATACACAAAACATGCATACATCCAGTTAAGCCCCGTGTAAGTTATTGGTACAAAATATATATTCCCGTCTGGTTTCAGGACGACCTGCCCAAGCCCTGCAGTTCCATCGCCTGAATATCCGGCACAGGAAATATAATATGCTTTTGCAGGATAGCAAGAGGGGGCTGTTATTTGCCCGA